TTTTTTTAATGTTGCAGTTAAATCTCTTGCAGTAATACCAAGTATATCTGCTAACTGAGAAGATGTATATTGAGGTTCATATCTATCCATAATATAATCTAATCTTTGATTATCATCCATTTCATTTTGAAAATATTGATTCATTTTTCTTTTTTCTTCTTTACCTATAGGTTTAGCACCTTTAGGAATAAGAGGAGCATCTATACCTTCTACAACATATTTATTAGTAGGTATAATAATTTGTTTTCTTTTTCCATCTACTATTTTTGTAAGTTTAATAAATTTTTGTGCATTTACAATTTGATTTATTTTACCTTCATTTAAAAGTTTTTCACCTTCAGGTGTAAGTTTTTGTACTCTTACTCCACCATATGCACCTTTTCCACCATACTTATCTGACATTATATCATTTAATTGTTGCTTTTTTAATTTTGCTAATTCATTAGCTCTTTTACCTGTAAACTTTTTCTTTTCTTCTGTAGTCATATCTTTTTTTAATTCAGATAAATCTTGTCTTACTGCTCTTTTTCTTTCAACAGGTATTCTTGTTTTATTACCAAAACGAAAATATTTTTTTCCTGCATCTATAGCTGCCTGTCTTGCTTCTTGATATGTAGCATATTTTTGTTTTCTTCCTGCTCCTTTTGGATTAGTTTTACTTTTTACATCTGCAATAAAATCTTTCATATCTTTTATAATTTTGTTTGCTTCACTAATATTATTAGTTTCAGACAATTTTCTATTTAAGATATTATATTTTTCTCTGCCTATATTTCCTGCATCTTTTAATTCATCATTTAATTTCTTTTTTGTTTCTAAAATTTTTTTACCTTGTTGCTTGGTAATATTTTTAGCAGTTTGTTTAGCTTTTTGTTGTGCTATTTTTTTTAATATTACAGACTTCATAATATTCTCCTAGTATAATCTATTATGTGTTGCAGGTCCTGATTTCATTTTACCTACTTTACCACCACTTGATAATGATTTAAATTCTACGTTAGAATCTTTACCTGTATATTTTTCTTTCATATACATTTTCTTTTTAGGTTTAGCTTTAGGCATTTGGTCAGGAGTTAACTTAACAGTTTTTGATTTTTTCTTTGTTACAGGTTTAGCTTCTGATTTTTTAGGAGCAGGTTTTTCACCATCTGAAGCTACATATATGCCTGCTGCAAAAGCTGGAACACCTATACCTATTCCAGTTTTAACCATACCTTGTCTATAAACATCTTGTTTTTTTGTTAAAGGTGCAGTCTTTTTAGGTTTTCTAAGTAAACTTGCACCATAATCTATAATTTTTTTTGCAATATTACTTTTCATCTTTAACGGATTTTTCATGTTATAATCCTCCTAGTATTGTATTATCACCTCCTGCAGGACTTGCAGGTGTTTCCATATCGTCTCTTCTAGTTCTTCTTGCTTGGTTACGAAGAGCCTGAACTTCTTCTTTATATCTTGATTCGTATACAGTAATTGCTTCATAGTTTTTCATAAACAGTAAAGCTTCTACCATAGATGCATTGTACAAGGCATTATAACAAAAGTCTGAAAAGTAATTTGTATCTGATGCAGAGCTTAATGTTGTAGGTCTTGATATATGTACTATTACTCCATCAACAGTTGATACTGCAGTAGGTGCAATAAGAACAGTTGTATTATTTCTTCTTGCATAATACTGAGGTGTTCCTGTGCTTGCACTTACAGACCAATAGTCATTTATAAATTCATCTGTTCTTTGTAGTAAGTTTATTTTAGTACCTGAATTATTAATGTTAAAGTTTTTTAATATTCTTGTTCCTGAAGGAAGGTTAATAATATTCTTACCACTTGAAACTGCAACAGAAGTATAAGTAACTAAACCATAATCATCTAAGTCTTTTGTTAATCTTAACTCTGCTCTATTAACAAATTTAGGTATAGCACTAGTAAAGTCAGAGTTATCATTCTCTGTAGTCTCTATTATGTCATTTACTAGGTATGTATAATTAGCCATAGAAAACTGTTATAGTTGCAGTTGAAGTTGGAGCAGAAACTTTAACAGGACCTATCATTCTTACACCACTATCAGGTATCATAATGTCTCCTGCATCTACATTTGTAGTTCCTACAAATTTTATATTACTTCCTGAAGTACTGTTATTTTCATCTGTTTGGCTTCCTGTAATAAGGAATGTACCTACACCACTAAAAAACACACCTCTTACTCTTGTATCTGCAACAGTTACACTTGAAAGAGTATCTAATACTGCTCCACTGCCTGTTACAAATCCTGTTCTAATATTCGTTGACATGTAATTCTCCTTAATATATTTATTATACAAAAAAATAGGGAAGGATGCAAAGGCTATCCCTCCCTTTTTTTCTAAGTTATTAAGATACAGTCATCTATTAGGATGAACCTGAAGCTCCATAAAAACTTCTCCAGTCAGAAAAACCAAAGCTATATCTTTCTCTAGCTTTAAATCTTACGTTACCTGTGTCGAAGTCTGGCTCCATCTTTGTCTGTAATGGTGAACGTACAAACATTTTTGCTCCATTAGGACAATCAGTTTTTAAGAACCATGCATTAGTATCAGTGAATCTTCTGTTTACAAAGAATCCACCTGGAACCATACCTTGGTTTCTGATTGAGTTAATGTCGTTAACATTTGTTGCACCATTTGCAGCAGTTGTTGGATTAACCCCAATAGTTGTTGACATTGTACTATTTAGAATTTGGTCTGCAGTAAATGCCAAGTCAGAAGGTATATGTAGTGACTGAGTCTGAAGACCAATCAAAATACCTCTGTCATCTTTTGCTTTAGATATGCTAATCAATGCTGACTCTAGTGAAGCTTCTGATAAGTCAGTTGCTCCTAAAGTGTTAGACTGATTACCATCTCCTATGGTTGGATGTGAAGCCGAAAAGAAAGGCTGTCCATCACCACCTACATAAGATGCATTGAAACCATTATTAAACACATCTGCAGCTTTAACTTGCTTAGTGTTAGCCATTGCTCTAGCTAATCCCTTTGCTCTTAATTTTGCAAAAGTGTCATAAAGGTTGTCTTCCATTGCTTCTTCAGTAATCGCAAAAGCCAGTGCAACTGTCTCATGTGTATACCTTGAAGTGAAAGACTCTTGAGCATCATCAAAGGAAACTGCAGCACCTTCTGCTTTAATAGGTGCAGTACCAAATCCTGTGAATAATACTTCTTCTTCAAATGCCCTATCTGAGTTTTCAACTTCAAATAGTGGCTTATGCTCATCAGAAACTTCTCCATACTCCATGCCAAAAACAGCATTAAGTCCGGGAAGAAGTTCTTTTGATATACTTGCTCTATTTATCGCCATAGTTTATCCTCCCCTTAACCTAATAAATATGCTGTAATAGTTGCAGGAGCAGAAACGATAGGTGTCAAGAAGTTATCAGTATGCTGAACAATTCTAGTATTTAGTTTTAGAAATGCTCTTTCTGCTGATACATCTACTTGGTTACCTGGCTCATTTACATAATCCAGTGTACGCACCATTGCGATTCCTGTGGTTCTTGTTGAAGCATCTATACCATGTCCAGATTTACCTGTAAATGTAGAGCCTGCTCCTAGAACAACTCCAAAGTTTTGAGAACCATACAAGTCTCCTGCAGTAACAGACGCATCTGCCTGTACTTCAAAAACTTGGTTTGGGTCATCAGCAACTATTCCATAGGCATCTGTAGTAGAAGTACCTGAAGGAAAGTAGGCTTTAAATTTTTGTTCGCCGTTCTCAACATATCTACAACCCATGAAGACACCCTGAACTACTTCAGTAGTAGTTGTAATAACTTCTAAGTTACCTGCATTTATTCTTACTAGGTCACCAGTAAAAATATTTGCACCATAACCTGAAGCTATAGGGTATTCATTAGTTCCAATCGCATTTGGATTGTTACCACGTTTACGAGATGGTGAGAAGCCAAACAATGCTGCACTTGTAGTCATAGTTTTTTCTCCCTTAAATTAAAATTAACAATCACTAAGACTACTACACACTAGACTAATCTTGAAATCTAGGTGTCTTACCCTTAGTAACCTGACTTTTACTATTATTTCTAATAGGCATACGAGAATTATTCCCACTCATTAACTGCTGATTAACTGCATCAACCATTTCTGAGCTTTGGTTCTCGTAATATTTTTGTCGATTTTCTGCTTTTTGCAATGGCATCTTTGCTAATGCTAAGTCTCCACGACAGACTGCACCAGTATATCGACCTTCATCTCTCACGAAAGATGTGTGTTGAATTTCAGGAACTTCATTAATATCTACAAATTGCCAACCTTCTTGTATTCGTTTGCCAACATTTGTATAATCGTCTTTTCCACGAAGATTTATACGTATCCAACGAAGAGCCATGCCCTCATTTCTAAAACGATTAGTAACACTATTTGGAATTTCAAGCATATTAGGCTCTCTAAATTCCATATCCTGTTCTCTATTATTGAGTTCACGACTTTCAATATTACGTGATTTTGCCATTGTACTTGTTCGTGTCATTTTAATTTCCCCACACTATTTGTTGTAAACTGTAGTATAATCGCCCTCAGATTTTTCAACCTTCAGCTTTTCTGCAGCATATTGTTCAAGAGGTATTCCCCACTTTTCTGCAAGTCTCATATCTTCTTTTGATAATCTAACCTTCTTGCCTTTAGACGAGGATGAAGGAGTGCGTGATGCTCCTCCGACTACTTGAGCAGGAGATGTCGTTTCCTGCTGACGATTGCCAACTCCAAACCTTTCAGGATATCGTTGACGAAGTCTGTTATCTATTTCAGAATAGAAATCTTCTTCAGAAGGGTCATAACCCTCTCCTTTTAATGTTTGGTCTAACTCTAATGCCAACGTAGTCATTACTTGGTCTTGACCAAACCAAGGATTCTTTCCTGCCCAATCTAATGCAAGTTTATCATACTTAACATTTGATTTAGGTTGTGCAACAGGCTTAACTGCTTCTCTTGCTTCAGGAACATTAGGTCTTTGTATTTCATACTGTTGCTTTGCAATTCTTAGTACATTAGCATCATTCTGAGCATTAGTCAAATTTTCTTGTGCATTCACAATTAAACTTGAATCACCTGACTCTAAAGCCTGTTTGTAAACATCCTTTGCCATTTCAATACGACTTTTTATTTGTTGCTCAGTCGTTTCAAAACTCTTGGTAAAAGAAGTTTCTGCATCTTTTTGTTGAGCTTTTAATCTTTCTTCAAGCTCTGCCTGTCTTGCAATAAGTTGTTCAATTTGTTCCTCTCGTTCTTTCTTCTGACGAACTAATTGTCTTATTCTTTTTTCTGCTCCTGAAGAATTTGCTTCAGGTTTTTTCTCAGGTATATCTTCTTCTGTTTCGTATTTTGTTTGAGCTTCAGGTTGATATTGTGGTTTTGTTTCCACAACTTCTTGTTCTTCTTGTCCTTCTATTTCAAACTCTACTTTGTCTTCTTCTTTGTTTTGCGATTGTGAAGTATCAATCGTAGACCACTCATTATCTGGTGTCATTCATTTCTCCATAGTTTGCGAAACTAAGTTTACGCATATTTTTGATTATATATTAATTTATAAAAGTTTGCAAGCAAGCTTAGTAAATTAATTTGATAGGTTATATGTTGGGTCTAAATCTTTAGGGTCTTCCACAACCATAGAAATTTGGTCATCATATAACAGTAGTAGTTTAGTACCCTTGTAAAAAAACTTTTGACCTGAATGTTTACCATAACATACATAGTCTCCTGTTTTACACCAAGGTCCTTTTGGAAACTTTGCTTCATCTAAGTAAGCAGAGTCTCCTACTGCAAGAACTTTTCCTACTGTTGTTAAATAGGAAATATCATTTCTTACAGAATCAGGTAAGTATAAGCCACCCTTTGTCTGTGCCTTAACAGATATAGGTCTTACAAGAATATGAAATCCTGGAATAGTAGGTAACACTGCAGGGTCTTCTACATGTTCCTCTGTTATCCACATATCATTCTTTGTTGCTGCTCCCATACTTGGTTGTTGCATTAGTCATCCTCTTCATCTAGCATTATTTTAGTTATGTTTTTAATTTCTGCTTTTGCCCATTCAATACCTGCAATGCGACCTACGCAGTTCATGTACGTATGATAATCTGAAGCTGAACCATATGCAAGGGAATTTTTTAGTGTTTCTATTTCTTTATTTAATGCTTTATTTATTTCATCTGATAGCATTTATTCTCTTTCTTTCTTTGCATCTTCAAGCATTTTAATAAGAACGTCAGAAGTCTTTATACTTTCTGCACTTTGAATACTGTCACCCTGCTTTATCATTTCTACAAGCATTTTAACTGCATTCATTGCCTGCTCAGTATTTCTGTCTTTTTCTTTTTCTTCTACTTTAAGTAAACCTTCTGCTCCTATCTTATAAGCATCAGGAGCAATTTTTTGTTCTT